CTCAATTCATTCCACATGGATTACAAACAGATACTGGCTCAGGAAGGCCTCCAGGAGCACTTACCAGAGGGCTTAGTAGAGAATCTTGCCAATCCTGATGTTCCTGACATTAAGATTGAATATAGTCATCCCCCCATTGAACCATATGATGCTCCAAGGATGATCAAGCGAGTACCCGGAGTTACATCGCGGCCTCCTAGACTTCCAGCTAGAATTAACAATCCACTAATACCATATCCATGTTCCATACTAAGTTACATGTGTACAGGTGATGAGAAAGAAATGAATCTTGTACATCCTCATCACCATAGGGATCTGGTTGAACTACGTAAATATATCCATCATGAAAATATCCAGGAACATGTAGGGTGTATCGAAATTAGTAATGAGATAAATTTACTAAAAAGGATGACATGCCGTGAATTCAGTATAAGGATGGATCTGATCAACATGGCAGCATGTTCATTTGCACGGAGAGGAACAAAACACGAATTGTCGATTATAACAAAATCTGAAGTCAAAGCAGAACTAGGTAGGACTATTATTCCAAAAAGACTTTCCTTTCTTTTAACAATACAGAGACTGAGAATGTTCCTATCCAAAATGAGTAATGATGTTTCAAGTCTAGTACCCATATTATCAGAATCAGAAGAAGAACCAGTATTGCATTCGATAGGTCATGGTCATTATACCTATTCAAGAATTGTCAATCAGTCAGGTTTTTGTATGATATCCGTGGGTAATCATTTTGCATTATATCATACTACTGATAACATATGGTTTGTAGGGAACATGACATATTTAGACTATATGTTTACCGTGGCTGATATAAGTAACAATTTAACAATTATTAGTGCCATCAAGGAGTATGAGTGGCTTGAGAAACTGATTCTATTGTTGCAAGAAAGTATAGATTTTGATTGTGAACATAATGATATGGTTAATTTGATGAAGTCACTTGAAGGGTTCATATTAAATTTGTCTGATTACGATACTTCTCATGCAATGAATTGGCGACCCCTTATGGATGCAGTTGCTGAACTGCGTCATTTGGATATGAAGATTACATCAACTTCCTATAATCTGACAACATGTGTCAGATTAATGGAACAGCATCCGGTTTATTATGATAAGAAATCATTTCTATGTAGGATCATCGAATATAGTATGAAATTAACCAGAACCCAGAGGCAAGAATTCTCTTCTTTACATAAATTCATATTCTATGCAGAGATAAATGCCATGGATGGTGTTACGAAATTCTTAAAACGTGTTCACACAGAGAGGAAATGTACCCCGGAGGCAGTTAGGAATATAACGCGATTGGCAAAATGTAAATTTCTTAACTCTTATGCTCAGAAACATCAATCGCTACCCAATTTGAGGGGTGATAATCGTAAGATTGCCCAGTTGAATGTGTGGTTTAAGACAAAGAGATTACCAACAGAATTAACACTACCATTGATATGGTGGGATGATCTTGAGATCTTTAACTGCATGGATAATAAACTTACAAATGATCCTCTGGAATTTGCTAAAGATAAAGGTGCTCTCAAATCCGAAGTGAGATTTGGACCTGGTGATAGTAGGAAAGAATTACTCCAAGTTATAGAAAAGGATGATTATGTTTTAAAAGAACACATAGGACCAGGAGGATTTACACCTCGGGTTGCACGAGTATATTCAATATCTCAACTGAAACATCCATTTCCGACAGAACACCCTGTCAGATTGATTGAGAAGGAGAGGGAACAGAAGATTGAGGCACGATTGTTTGCAAATGGGGAACTTTCAGACAAACATGCATTAAGTCTAGTTACTACAAAAATAAAGAAAGCGTTAGCCTATTTTGATGAGCAGATGATGACTCCCCAAGACTCAAAGAGGAAAATATTACTACATAACGCTGCTCAAAAAATAATAGATAATGATTATTATTCTTTGTTATTAGATATAGAAGGACATAATCAATCAATGCAGTGGGAAAATGTGCATGAACTTTCAGACTTCTTTGGGAAACTCTACGGGTATGAGAATTGGGCAGATTTACAGCACTACTATTCTATGATTGATGTATACCATTATGATGAATATGAAAATAAAGGTATATTATCCCAAGGTCAGAAGGGGAGTATAGAAGGATGGAATAATCCACTATGGACAGCACATACAACACTCATGCTGCAACTGTTACGAGTGATGACCTCATTAATAATAGATCAAGTTATGGTCTATTCTGATGATGCAGATGTCATTATTAAGATAGAACAAGCAACAACTTCTACTGTAGATAGTGTATTCAGCGAATTGATAACTCACTGTGCTAAATTCGGCATGATTGTCAAATACAGTCAAACAACTCTGTCTAAGCATCGAGTTACTATGTTGAGACAACATTATGCTGATGGTATTAGAGCAGACTCAACTTTAAAGAAATTGATATCAACCAGTGGGGGAAATAATCAAACATTATTTTCTGAGGAACTGGAAGTGGCAGCCATCTGCTCTTCTATTTCATCGGCGTTGGAATTAACAAATCAGAGCTTTGCATGCATATATCTCAAAAACTACAAATTGGGATTACTATTGTCTAGATTGCTCCAGAGTATCCTGATTCGTCCTGACGACAATAGTGTTATCAGTATCAAAAATTTACCGAAGAGATTAGTACAGATACTTTATCATACAAAAGATGACAAAACATTCTTACTACATGATGATTATCAATCGACAATGAAGGGGTTATATAATGAAATAGCATCATATCTACATCGGTCTGAAAAGTCTTTAGACAAGTCATTGGGAAAGCAGGCATTACATGATCTCTATGGTACGTCTTTAGCAAATATAAAATACATTGACTCAGCGGAACGAATGTTATATCTCCAGATATACGATCCCTTCCTGATGGATTTATTATTCTTCATTATCCATCTCCCGGCATCCCTAGGAGGTCTGGGTGGTATCCTATGCATAGATCTCATGCTGTCAGGTCACAGTAGTGGATTAACGAAAAGTCTCGGGTATTTGAAATCTTGGATTGATATCGTGGCAGTTGAAAAGTCATTTTTTTATGATTATTTGGGTACAGTGCTAAGTGTTAAATCCGAAATGGGTGGAAATTTTGAAGAAGAACGAATTATACAATCACATTGGCCTTCTTGTATGAGTGTAACGACAGCCACTAATAGCATACAGCAGGCCATTAAGTCAGTCATCATACGGAGAACAAGAAACAAGTCTATCTTAAAAGTTATAGACTATGCTGATCAATTTACAGATATACAGAAAGATCTGGTTAATATATTTAGACAGAATTATCACCCACGTATAGGACAATTTTATTATGAGAACAGTTCTGTACATTTCTTGGATTTGTTGATTAATAAGATAGAAACAAGTTCTGGATTTGTCGGATATGTTAAAAATCTATGGCGATTAAGGCAATCTATA